ACCACCGAGGCCTGCCAATAAACCGCCTATCCCTGTTCTTATGGCGGCCTCCGCGCTCCCAGCGTTTAATTTTCCACTCCATATTGCGTCTATCGTATCTACTGCAAGCGCCACGCCCGCACCAAGAGTTACGAGGCTAAGAGTTATTTTGCCTGTTTTGCTAAGTCCTTTTAAAGTACCTATAAAATCAGAAAAACCTTTTGCGATTTTCCATCCAAGGATAAGCGCACCAATCGTGATCGCAAGAGTCTTGATCGTATCGAAGTTGTTCTTAATCCATTCAATTGTAGGTTCAAGCGCTTTTTTCCAACTCTCAAATATTCCGCTTACCTTACTTCCGATTGCATCACCCAAAAAATCATACTCAGGCAACTCAATTCCTAGATCGCCGCCACCTGCTCCGCCACCACCAGAACCGCTACTGGACGTATCTTGCTGTATCACATTAATCTCATCAAACCCGGCCAGCATACCCTTGAGTTTCTTCGCAGCTCCCGTCGCGCCGTCCAGCGCATCCGTAGCGTCTTCACCGCCCGTTGCGATTCCTTGCAGACCGGAATAATCAATCTCAGGCAGCGAGAAATCAAACAGGTTAGCGATTTCCTGTGCGACCCACCGTATCACCTTTAGGAAAGCAATCGCATATGGCAAGATAGCGTTCAGCGCGGGGATAAATATGTTACCGAGCGCACGAGCGGCTTGAGTTGCTTGTGCGGCCAAAATTCTAAGTTGGTTCGCAGGGGCCTGCAACGTACGAGCCATATCGCCCTGTGCGGTTGTTACCTGCGTCATGACAGCGTAGTATCTAAGTTGTGATTTCTCCGCTTGCGTCATAGACGACACGGCACGGTCAATTCCAAGCGATAAAGCGATTGCCTCCAAGCGAGCCTGAGATAGATCGTAACCTAATCTTCTTACCTTTGTACCCTCGGTTTCCCGATATTTCGTAGGGGAGTAGACCATATCACACGGTCAAAAGACCGTCACAGCACTTCGATTTAAGGGATTCTCACCCACTTGCCATTTCATGCAAGCCCTACTCCTATTGGCGAATTTCACGCCCAAGGGATGGTCGTTTGACTTCCGTTTCCGAAAGCACAGGATTTACATGTCCAATGTCTTATAGTGTAATCCGTTCACTGCCCATCCATCGCGGATCGAGGCTTGTATGCGGCACTTCTTTTTTGAGGCTTCGGCTTCACCGAAAATCTCTTTTGCCGCCGCATATACGGATTCGTACTCTTGACCGGTTTCTACGCATACAATAGGCTTTCTCTTTGCCTTAATACCATCAATGCGCTCCTGTCTTTTGCCGTCATAGCTCCATGTAAGCCCACCCGCCTGCACGTTCTTGCCCGATGCGGCTTTATTAATGGACCCTCTGGCAATGTTGTTCTCTCGCTCGGCCTCGCTGATTGATGGATACCATTTCTTTTGCTCAATGCAGTATATCCTTTTACTTGTCGCCGGATGGTTCATGTATTTGCCCTTTAGCGCTTTTGAAACCCTTCGGTAGATTTCTTCTTTATCTACCGTGTAGGGAGTTTTCTTCTGTCCGTTCCTATAAATGTTATATCCGTTCGGTACGACAGAATTTCTTTCCCTAATCCAGTATTCTTCTCGCTCGATCAGTTTAAGGTTGAGTTCTTGCTGCGCGTCTGCCTCAATTCGCTCGATAACCCTGTAGCTTTTTCTAACCTTTTCCCAACCGCACTTCCTGATCGCCTTGCAAAAAGGATGTTCTTTATTGAGCGTAAGCGCCTCGTATCTGTGTTTGTTTATACGCTTGCGTTCTTTCATGTAGGTTTTGCCCACATAGTATTTTTTGCCTATTTTGTATTCGTAAATTACTCCGGTCATATACTATCACCTCTGCATACATCATACCCCATTATGCGTAGACAGTCAATGTATTTAAGGTGACATTGGATTTAGTCTTTCCCTGTCAGCACGGCACTTTGCGCCCATTTCCTGACGCGACTATTCGTGTACCGCACACCCTATATTTATAGGTTCACTGTGTTATTCGAGATACCTCACGGTATCAAGCCGCTAATTCTAACGGTTCTAACTCACCGGACACACCAGACTGCAACTTTTGCATCGAGTCTGCGAAACTGATGTTGAAAAACGAGCTTAAATCATATCCAAGCTGCGTTAAGTTTTTCGACATTATGGCGGCTTTGTCTGCGGCATTTCCAAAACCAGTTAAGAGCGTCTGGAATATACCTTGATTCCGCATCCACTCGGACGGGTCAATTCCCATTACATTGCCGACTTCTTCCGCGTATTTTTTAGCGGATTCGGCATACTCGCCCATCGCCACGGTAAACAGGTTTAAGTTTTCGACGTAATCGTTTGATTCAGATATCCAGTTTGATATGACACCGCCAATTCGCTTGACAGCGTACACCTTCGCCATGATATTTGACAGCTTGAAAAACGACCTCTGCGCCGTATAGTTCGATGAAGTCAGTCGAGCGTTCGCGTTGATTGCACGCTGGATGTTTGCGGGCAGTTTTGAGAATCCCGCCGAAACTTTTTCCATTTCGGTTGCCAGTGGTCGAACCGCTGCCGTGACCTGCGTGATTTTTGCGGCAAATTCAGCCAGTTTCGCATTGTCCAGACCAGCGGTGATCTCGGGTATTTTTTTAAGTTGGTTCAGCGTGGAACCGAGGTTGGATTTTCCGATGGACTGGAGTTGCGCGAGCGCAGATACGGTCTTTGAAATCTTACCGGACGGGTCGGTCATGGAGTTTACGGCGGCGCTGAACTTTTCAAACTGCTTAGAAATTGTAGTTAGTCCAGCGCCGCCCTTAACTGCGCCTTTCAGGGCAGAAAGTGATGTGGTGAGAGAATCAATGCCCGCAGACGCCTTGCCAGCACTGGCTTGTATCTGAATATCCAGATCGTCTATCGTTATTGCCATATATCCTCACCTCCCTTCATTCGAGTTTTCTGATTGCCCGTTTTGAACCCACGCCAGCGTCTTTTCAATCGAGCGTTGTTTTTCAGCTTCTTTTTCGCGTTTCGTAATTGCGTGCGGAAAATCTCTGTACTGATCTGGCTTCGATCCTTTCCTGCCGCCAAGTCCCCACGAGAACATATCAATAACCGATTTAAACGCTTCGTAATTGTAAAGACCCTGCATGAAAAGTTCTTGGTTTTTCTGTTCCCTGTACATCTCGTGTGCCTCACGATACGCGACCACGAGATAAGGATCGCGTTCCCAATACTCCATATAGCCCATGCCGATTGACAAGTAGTACGGGAACGCTTCATCGAAAGATTCCGTGAATGACGGTGACTTAGATAATTCTAAAAGTCCACCGTCATACGAGCGTTTTTTGTTTCGCTATCCTCGGGCGTAGATACCAGCGCTTCAAACGGCGCAGAGTAGAGCATACAAATACGCTCCAATGCTGCCGGCGATAGCCCGCCAAGGTCGTCAAACAATATCTTATCTGTGCGCTCTCTGGCGACGTTCTTGTGATGCATCCTGAACGCATAGAAGAACAACTCCGGCACTTTTGTCATCGGATGTTTATTCACATCACTCAGATCGAACCCTCTGGCCTCTGCAAACCGCACGCTCTCACGCGAGAACTCAAGCGTGTACTTGTCGCCAGTGTCGTTGTCTGTTAGGATCAACGGTTTAACCTTTTCGTTCACTTCATTTTTAGCCACGTTTCATTCCTCCTATTTATACGACCTGAACCTATCAGGTCGTTGTTGACTTCGTAGCCCACCCGGCAATATCAGACAGAATCACAACAGGCGAGATCGTGTGAATCGAGTTCATATCAACCGCATCCGTGCCGAGACTCTGCGGAGCGCCTGACCAGAAAAACGATTTTGTCGCGTTCGGGAACACGTACTCGAACCAGATCGCCTTGCCTGCTGCCAGAGCCGTTTCATAGGCCGTGACAAGCGTTTCCCATGCGGTAATAAACGCTTCGGTATGATTTGCCGTGAACGTCTTGTCGCTGCCGGGGTCTTGCTGCCCGGGAATGTAGCGCTTGGACGTATCACTGAGATCGGATGCCTCAAGCGAATCGGTTGACATTGCGATTTCGGGCGCAGTGGTGATATTCGGAATCACAGTATAGTCAGCCGTGGGCCGCGTACCGGCGGTTGTTTCGGCTGCGTATTTCACGCTTGCGCCGACAGAACTAATTTCAAGAGCCATTATTCTTTACCTCCGTTTTCTTCTTTTGGCGGATCGGTTTTTTTTTCGACCGGCCTCACAATTTTTGCTTTACACCTTGGGCAGTTCGCGCCGATTGGCGTTACATCTCTGCCGCAATAAGGACATTTCATATGTTTACCTCCGGGCAATCTGGATTTTTGAACCGTCTATAGACAAACCAGCAACGGCTCGATATCGCGCAATCTTGCGATAATAATTCGATGAATCAATATTCGGGCTGTTACCTACCCTGACAAAACCCATTGCCATCATCTGTGTGTCAATGACGGCAACAATTGCTTTGGCTTCGGGTTTCTTGGCTCCCGGCTTATTGGAGTACACATCCGCTTGGTACATGAGTTCAGAATGATTTTCAGTGCCAGCCAAGTCCATCGTCGCCATGTGCGTCGCGTTGTCCATCTCGACCAACGTAGCGGCTGGAAATGTTGACGGCGCTGCGGTCGTATCGCCAGATACGAAAATGCCTGAGAATGCCGCTCTGAGAGCCGTGGCAACGGTATTAAAAAT